ACCCGCAGTAGGTGGTACTCCTGATTTAAGAACGGCAGCAGTTAACGGTCTGATCCCTGCGGTTGTTGCTTCCACAGCAGCAGCGCAGTTGATAGCTCCAGAAGGTAGAGATGCAGATCCTTATAACACAAGAGAATACAGAAACGCATTCATGAAGTTCGCATGCTCAGGCCAGATCACTCCGGAGCTTCGTGCAGATGCCATGACAACTACCTCTGACATTAGTGCGATTGTTCCAACAACCATCCTGAAGGAAGTAATCAAGAAGGTTACTACATACGGGCAGATTTATGCCAAGGTAAGAAAGCTCACAATCAAGGGTGGAGTTAGCGTTCCTATTCTTTCCCTGAAGCCATCTGCTACATGGATTGGTGAGACCACTCCTTCCGAGAAGAAGAAAGTTGCCGTGAATTCCAATGTTACCTTCAATTATTACGGACTGGAATGCAAGATCAGTACCTCATTACTTGCGGACACCGTAGCGCTTGAAGGGTTCGAGGCTGTTATAATCGATCTGATCGGCGAAGCAATGTTGCATGCTCTTGAACTTGGCATCGTATCTGGCGATGGTAATGGTAAGATGCTTGGAATTACAGTTGATACTAGAGTACCGGATGCGCAGATTGTAACATTATCACCTGCTGATTTTCAGGCATGGGATGCATGGAAGAAGAAGGTTTTTGCTAGAATGCCGCTGTCTTACAAGGCTGGTGCAAACTTCCTAATGGCATCTGGTACCTTCGAAGGTTACATCGATGGTATGGTCGATGCCAATGGTCAGCCGGTAGGCAGAGTCAACTATGGAATTACGGAGGGACCGCAGGGTAGATTTGGTGGCAAGGAAGTCATCGAAGTAGAGGATGATGTAATTCCTCCTTATGACGATGCTACGAATGGTGCTGTAGTTGCAATCTATTGCAACTTAACCAATTACGGTGTAAACAGCAACATGCAATTGACCATGTTCCGTTACATGGATCACGACACCAATGAATGGGTTGACAAGGCTATTCTCATCGCAGATGGTAAGCTCATTGATCCGAATGGTGTTGTTATCATCAAGAAGGGTGCATAAGCAGCCTTGAGGTAATAATTAATGATTATTGATAGGACGTGAGCATAGTGTTCACGTCCTTATCAATAGAAATGGAGGAATAAGATGTATCCATATAACTATAAAATCGGACAGAAACTTCAGACGGATGCTAGCGGAGTTAATGTAGATAGAGCCTTCCTGGCTCACATAATTATTTCAGCCGAAGATGCAGCTGCAGGTTCAGCAGCCGGCATACTCCAACTTACCAATTTGGGCTTGGGAGCAATCGTTGTTAATGCTGGGATAACTAATCCGGCAGTACCGAGAAACATCCAGATCAAAGGTAATGTAGCCGGTATCAACAAGGCGGTTACCATTAAGGGAACTAATTATAACGGGGAAGAGATTACGGAAGAGCTTACAGCCAACGGAACATCCTCTGTATATGGTGCCAAAGCGTTTAGAACGGTAACTGAGGTTGACCTTCCTTCTCAGAATCATGTTCCTGTTCAGCAAGTGGAAACAGCTACCGTAGCAGGTACAGTAACAACCGCCGGTGATGCAACCGTCACAATCACGAGTGCATTACTTGCAGAGGCTGAAGTGGTTTTAGTACCGGTATTATTGAATGATACCGCGAATGCCATTGCATTAGCGATCCGCACAGCTTTAGCTGTCAATGAAAATATCATAGCTAACTTTGTTGTATCCGGAGCAACCAATAAGGTGATCTTAACAGCGAATGAACCTGCAGCTAACGATGCAACTCTGAATATTGCGATCGCTGATGGTACTAGCGTGGGAGTTACCACAGCTGCAGCTTCCGCTGATACTACGGCCGGAGTTGTCAATGATGCAATCAACGTAGGTTGGGGTGAAATCTTCGGCTTACCTTACCGATTAGCACATAATACGATCCTGAAAACTTGCTTCAATCATGTGGTTGAAGCAACTGCTCCTGCCGTGACTGTAGATACTGATGAGATTGAGAAGAATACAATCGACCTTAACAGTACTCCGGATGGACTGAAACAAATTGATATTTATCTTTTAGTATAAGGAGGAGTCGTCATGTCAGTACCGGATACTTTGCTGGGATCAATCAAGAATAATCTCGATATTACATGGTCCGATCTTCAGTCAGACATGAAACTATCAGAAATGATTGAGCGTGGCATGAAATACCTGAATAGAAAAGCCGGTGGTACACTTGATTATTCAGTAGAAGATAACCCTAAAGAGTTATTAATTGAGTATTGTAGATATGCCAGATCCGGTATACTGAATGAGTTTGATGTAGCATATGCACCAATGTTGGTAAATCTTAAGATTGGCAATGGTGGGACTTATGGATAATAAAAAACTTCAGACTTATAATGATGGCACACTCAATGTTTATTCGGTTTCAAACGAAGCGGATAGCGGAGATCGTCCAATTAAAAAGCTCACTTTAAAAGTGGGCTTTTTACGATACGAGGAAAGAACAGTGGGTGTAACAAGACTATTGGTAGCATCCAATGAGAATTCGCGGATTGAACAGCTTCTTAGAATACCGCGTCTTGATTTTGTCAACAGCGGAGATGCAATCATACCAAATGACGGTAAGCCGTATGAAATAAACAAGATACAGTACCCCAAAGATGTCTTACCTCCAAGTATGGACTTATCCTTAGTACGATTGGAGGGCACATATGAATTTGCAGTTGATTAGGGATGTGTGTAAATCGGTACTGCCAAAAGCAACTTTTCATAATGAGGCAGGTACAAAGAAAGATCAATACATTGTATGGAATGAAGAGGGTCAATCCAGTTCGTCATATGCAGATAATCGTATGCAAGAACAATCTATAACAGGAACAATTGATTTATACACAAAGATAGAGTACGATCCTCTGTTTGACATGCTGCAGGTTGCTTTGAAGACCGCAGGAATAACTTTTAGGTTAGAGTCTATCCAATATGAGGATCAAACTAAATATACGCATTACGAATGGAGCTGGGAGGTGCCTAATCACATTGGCTAGAATGACAATAAGCCCAGCGATAGATTTGTATATGAATGAGATGGTAAGATTTGGAGCGGATGAACCTGCAATTGCAAAAGAAGTTGTTTTGGCTGGTGCCCAGCCGATCGCAGATGGAATAAGAAATAATCTTAAAAACTTACCGGTTGATAACTTTAAGAGATTGCAAGATGATGAAATGTTCAATGGATTGTCGAAAGAACAGAAAGAAGACTTGCTTGACAATTTGGGTATTGCTCCACCAATCGTGGATACCTATGGTAATACAAATACCAAAGTTGGATTTCAGGGATACGGTAGGTATCCTACTAAAAAGTATCCCAAGGGAATCCCGAATGCACTACTTGCAAGATCTGCTGAAAGCGGATCGTCAGTGCGAAAGAAGATGCCATTTGTAAGACCGGCAGTTAATAAGTATAAGAAAGTAGCAATTAAAAAGATGCAGGATAAGATCTGTGAAAAGTTAAAGAACTATTCCATATAAGAAAGTGAGGATGAATTTGTGAAATGTAGATTTAAATGTAGAAACAAGACAGAATTCGATGATGGTATGGCTAACGTTCATTTAGAACCAGTTCAGGAGAGTAATGCGGATAACAAAGCTTTCTTCGTGAATAATCCAACAGGCTATTTTGACGTTATGGCCATTACACCGGAGGCATCTGAACTGTTTGTTGTTGGCCAAGAATATATTCTCGACATCACACAGGCTATGTAATGAAGTAACTATTATAAAGCAATAGAAAGTGAGGAACAAATCATGGCATATTTTGGATTGGCATACCCTACGTTTGCTAAGCTTAATACAACCACAGGTGCATATTCTAATGGTTTTAGAATGGGCAAAGCGGTTAGTACTAATATGACAATTAATGAAAATGAAGCAAAGCAGCCGGGTGATAATATCACCGCAGAAATCGTAAAAGAATTCAAGGATGGTACAATCTCTCTCGGAGTTACAACTATTCCGATTGTAGCATACAACACGGTATTTGGTCATACGGTGACGATTAAAGAGTCATCTGTTAATATCGTTGATAAGACCGATGATCTTGCCAATTATGTTGGTGTAGGTCTTATCAAGTATGAATTAGTAGATGGTGTAAAGAAATACGTGGCCCTCTGGATATATAAAGCTTTATTCACTGAGTCAGGTGACTCTGCTCAGACATCAGGTGAGAACATCACCTTCCAGACACCGACAATCAACGGTACAATCCTTGCTCTTCCTGGTAAACAGTGGAGAGAAAGGGAAATCTTTAACACAGAACTAGCAGCACAGGATTGGATTGATGCCAAAGCAGGTATCATTGATGTATGTACAACTCCGGAAGCAAGCCTTGAAAGTGGTACATATACAGCAGTACAGGCAGCAGGCATTACCTTAACAGCAGGCGCAGGAGAGACCATCTATTACACCAAGAACGGAACTACTCCTTCTGCAACGAATGGCACGGAATATACGGTAGCAATTGATATTACTGCCTCATGTGCTCTTAAAGCTATTGCAGTTAAGGAAGGATCAAGTAATTCAGCAATTGCGGTATATGAATACTTAATTACCGCGTAATACCTATAGCAATAAATTATAATCCAGGGGCAGAGTATTCTGCTTCCTGGATTTTTGGAGGTTAAGCCTTATGAGATACTTAAAACCAATAAAGCCAAAAATCAATTTGAACAATGATAGTCATGAGTTGGTTTTTACATTAGACATTATAGATAAGCTTCAGGATGCTTGTAAAATGCCAATGCCAGAGATAATATCAAATCTTTTGAACAATGATACTAAAAAAATTACTGTACAGGTAATAATCAAGTTTATGACCGGTATTGTGATTGATTTAGGAGACAATGAAATAGACGATTACAGCACAGTATTGCTGAGCATATATATAGATCAAATAAAATCTAAAAAATTACAAGGTATAGTCCAACAAGAGATACCGGATGGAGAATATAAGTTCGTAGATGTAGAGTACTGGTTCTATGTTGGTACAGTTGTTTTGAATAAGTCTGACGAAAGAGTGTGGGAAATGACATTAGGTGAAATAAAGACTCTTTACAATGAACATGCAAAATACAGTGGTTGGCTAAAGGAAGAAAAAGAGCAGTCGCTACTAAATATATAGGAGGGAAAGCATATGCCAGATAATACAGCGAATATTGGACCTAGAATAGAACTAGAAGGGGAAGCGGAATACCGGCAGTCGATTGCTAATTGTAATAAGAGCATGAGCGTAATGAAATCAGAGTTAAAAGCCGTTACCGCTGAATTTGATGGCAATGCAAACTCAATCGAAGCTTTAAGAGCAAAGAACGATATTCTATTGAAGCAACAGAGCGAGCAAGAGAAGAAACTTAAACTCCTAAGAGGAGCTCTTGAGGAAGCAAACAGATTATATGGTGAAGAGTCTGTGCAGGTACAGAATTGGCAGATAAAACTTAATAATGCCAATGCTGATATGAGTAAATTAAATAAGCAAATTGATAATAATTCGAGGTACCTAAAGGAAGCTGAAAACGCTACTGATAAGACTGCAACATCGATCAATGAATTCGGAAAGAAAATTAATGATACTGAGAAAAAAGTTGGAGTGTTTGGGGACGTATTAAAGGCAAATTTACTTTCAGATGCGATAAGAGATGGAGTAAGAAAACTAGGGGATGAATTAGGGGATGTTATTGATGAAAGCATTGAATTAGCCTCTAGTCTAGAAGAAGTACAGAATGTAGTTGATGTCACTTTTGCTGGTAACGCTGATAATATAAATTCATGGTCAAAGAACTTAGCATCGTCATTTGGTATAGCTGAACTTAGTGGTAAAGAATTTTCAGGAACTATGGGATCTATACTAAAATCATCAGAATTTGCAAGTGATGAAATCTTGAAAATGTCAAAAACTTTAGTAGAATTATCAGGAGATGTTGGTTCTTTCAAAAATTTACAGGTTGATGAAATGTTTAGCAAAATCAGAAGTGGCATAACAGGTGAGACGGAACCACTAAAAGCATTAGGATATAATTTGTCTGTTGCTAATCTTGAAGCCTTTGCTTTGGCAGAGGGAATTGATAAATCTTATTCATCAATGAGTCAGAAAGAACAAATATTATTAAGATATAATTACTTACTAAATGTTACAAAAGATGCACAGGGTGACTTTGCTAGAACATCTGATAGTTATGCGAATCAACAAAAAATAAACAACCTTCTTCTTAAAAATACATACACAGAAATAGGCAGAGCTATTCTCCCTGAAATAACAAGAGCTACAAAAGAATTTAATGAATCCCTTAGTAGCACAGATAGTAATGTATCAGATCTGGCTGGATCACTATCCAAGGGTGTTGTTGATGTATTTGTTTGGCTTATAGATAATATGGACATTGTTACTTCAGGATTAAAGGGTGTCGCGGCTGCTTTTATTACAAAAAAGGCAATAGAAGGTGTTACTCTTGCAGTCGATGCATACAAAACACTTAAGGCTGCAACTGATCAGGCGACATTGGCACAAGTGGCTTTCAATACAGCGGGAAAAGCTAATGTTATCGGGGCTATAGCTAGTGTGGTCATTGGAGTGAGTACCGCAGTTTATTCATACGCGAAAAGTGCAAGTGAAGCTGCAGAGGAAACCAGAAAGCTAAACGATGAGTCACAAAAGCTTATTGATAAAAGCAATGAAACAAGCGAAACGATCCAAAAAAATATAGCTGACAGAAAAAAGAGTTCTGATAATATCCAAGCTGAAGCAAATGCAACCAGAACTTTAGTTGATAGTTTATATGATTTATACGAAGAAGAAGGTAAGACAAATTCTTCGAAGCAGCAGATGTTATCTCTAGTAGAGCAGATTAATGAAGCAATACCGGACCTAAACCTTTCTATCAATGATCAGACCGGATTGTTAAGTATGCAGCGTCAAGAAGTAGAAAAGCTTGTTAAAGCAAGAATAGAGCTAAGTACAGCTGAAGCTTTACAAGGTCAGCTTACTACTATCGCATTAGATAAGTATAATCAGGAACAGGCTCTTAATGACTTACTCGATGTCCAAATGACAAAGAGAGAAGAGCTAGAGGATCTGACAAAGCAGCGAAATAATTACAATGGAGGATATACCAGTGAACGTTATGGAGTCGATCAAGAAGCTGCAAAACTAACATCCGAGATTAACAAGTTAAACAGTGAGCTTGAGAATAATAAAGATGATGTCAAAAAAGCAGAGGAAGCGATTAAAGAGCTTGGCTTGTCCTACGAAGAAGCACTGAAATATATAGGAGATCACTCTGAAATAAATAGTGCTACCA